TGAACTCGGCCGGCTTATTCCACGGGCTGTAGTGCAGCTTGTCGCCGTACTCCTGGCGCAGCACGGGCAGGTCATAGCAGAGCGTCGGCGTGCCCACGCTCAGCGCTTCGCTGGGCACCATGCCGAAACCCTCAAACCTGGAAGGGCAGAGCACCAGCGTGGCTTCCTTCATCAGCGCGAACTTGGCGGCGTCACTGACCTTGCCGGCCGGCCACATGCGGTGCGTGCCGCTGTCGTGCACGCCCTTGGCCCGTGCCAGGCCACCGACCACCACCAGGTCACACTGGCCGGCGTACTCCCACACTGCGCCCAGGCTCACTTCGTTGTGCTTGTAGTGGTCGCTGCGCCCGCTGATAAGGCAGAACTTGCGGCCGTTCAGGCCGGCCGGCACCTGGCCGTCCGACACGTCCACGGTGGTGTTCACGGCCGGCGGTATCGCCACAATCGGCGGCGTGTCCTGGCCTATCCACTCACGCAGCCACTTGGCGCTTTCGTCGCTGTTCGCCAGCGCCAGGTTCGCGGCGCGGAACAGGTCTTTGTAGCTGTCGTGGTACTGAATGTGCTTCACCAGGTCAGGGCAGAACTGCCCAAACCAGTTCGGCGTTTCAAAGTTCACGGCCAGCAGCGGCACGCTGTTGGCGCGGCAGTAGTCCAGCCCTTCCCGTGCCACCGGGTTCTTTCCGTCCACTATCACCACGTCCACGTCGGGCAGGCTGGCAGGGTTCGCCAGCGTGTTGCGCAGGCCGGCCATCACAGGGTAGTCTTCCCACCACGGCGGCTTTTCGTTCGTCGCCACCGTCACGTCATTGCCCAGCTTGGCCAGGCACCACGCAAACTGGAATATGTGAATGCGGCCGCCGCTGTAGTGGCGCTGCATGGGCAGCCAGACCAGAATGCGCTTGCGCCCTGGCGCCAGGCGCTTCACGGTTTCTTTGAGCGTAGCCGGCGGGGTGTACACCAGGTCAGGGTGTTCTACGTAGCCTTCGGCCAGCAGCCTGTTCACGTCCACGCGCTGCAATACGTCCACCATTTGGCCGGCGGCAATCTTCACCGCCTTGCCGCACTGGTCGTGCCAGTCAAACGCCTTGCGTGCTCTGTACCATGCCATGTGCTCTGCTCCCATAGCAGTGGCGGCCCAGGGCCGGCAGGTGACACACCCGCCGGCCCACCGCCGCTTGTGGCAGCCGACCTTCTAGGTCAGCGTGTTGCTCAGCTTGCCGTCGCGTCGTCCAGGTACGCAATGGCACGGCCCTGAATGGCGCGGCCGCCCACGTGGGCATGCACCTTGAACGCCACCAGGTTGTTACGGAAGCGGTAGTGCTCAGAACGTGCCACCACCACTTCGGCTTCCACGGCCAGCATGTAGCCGACACGCAGGTTACCGAAAATCACGTCGCCGGCGTTGCCCAGCGTCGGGCAGTTCGTGGCCACGTCATACGGGTAACCCACCAGCCGGTCATACGGCCCGTTCGCCATGCTGGCCCTGAACAGCGGCCGGCCCAGCGTGTCCCTGGTCAGTTCCAGGGCCTGTTCCACGCTGTCTTCGCAGACGAAGGTGGCGCCGGTACGGTGCTGCGGCTTCACGGCGTGCTTCAGGTTCACCAGGTCGGTGTCACCGACTGCACCTGCCGCCTGGCGTGCCACGGTGCGCACGCTGGCGTCGTTCACGATACCAAGCGGCTGCCCCACGCCGGTGCCGTTCACGATGGTGTTGTCGATTTCCAGCCGAACTGCCGAACGGAAAAGCTGCGCCAGCAGCGCTTCCAGCCCGATAGCCGAACGCCGCAGAAGCGTTTCGCTGACTTCCGTGTAGGCGCTGACTTCGTGCGTGGAAATGGTGATGTTCTCAAACACCGGCTCCGTTTCGGGCTTCGGTGCCCCTTCGTCGAGCCATTCGACCACCACGCCGCCGTGCTCGTTGGCGTCGGTCTGTACCAGCTTGGGCCACTGAACACTGCCGCTGGTGGCCGGCACAATGGCCACCCTGTCCAGAATGTTCGGAATGTCATACGCCAGCTGCTGAAGCTGGGGAATGAACTGCGTGGTGAACAGCGCGGCCGCGCCACTGCCACCGCCGCCCACGGCGTCGGTGCTCAGCATGACCTTTGCCGCCTGCATGGCCGCCGCAATGTCCGGCGGCAGCGCCCAGGGCAGGCCCATGGCATTGGCCCAGCTGCGGCCCAGGATTGCCTGGCACATACGCGCCGGCACCACGGCCCCGTCGCCGGCCAGCTTGCCTTCCCGCATGCGTTCCGACTGCGGAGCCACCAGCTTGCGTTCCTCACCGCTCAGCGACTTGCCACTGCAATATGCAGTGAACACGGCCAGGTGCGCCAGCGACTTCGCCGCTTCGTCGGTCGCTTCGGCCGGCACGGTCGGCATTGCGGTGCCGCTGCCGTCCGGCAGCGCATCCACGGCCGACACGCGCGCCGCCTTGGCCTTCGCCACGTCGGCTTGGGTGTTCAGCGCGTCGAACTCGGCCACCTTCCCGTCGTACTGCGTTTGCAGTTCGGCCAGGTCGTCGGCCCCTTCGTCGCCACGGCTCTTCGCGTCCACCATCTTGGCTTCCACGTCGTCCATGGCGGTAAGGCACGCGGCCATCTTGGCCTTGTGCTCCTTCCACTTGAATGCCATTGGGCTACTCCTTCAGTCCAGTTCCTGCACCAGCATGGCCAGTTGCGCCTTGCACTTGGCTGTGGTGCGCTTGATTGCGTGCAGGTCGGCCGTCGTCGGCGTGCTGTCGCCGTCGTCGGTGGCTTGCGGCGCGGTTTCCAGCAGTCCGTTCACCTTGGCCGTCAGGGCTTCCAGTGTCTTGCCTGCCGCCTTCACACGCTCCTGGCCGATAGTCTGCAACTGCGCACGGCCGTCAGGTGTGCGCGGGTCACATTCCAGCACGTCGGCCAGCGTGTTCACGTCGTCGTCCGTCACGCCGTCCAGAGCCTTGGCCGCTGTCAGCACGGCCAGTTCGTTCATGGGCTTCACGGTCAGCGTCACTTCGTACAGCTTGCATTCCAGGTGTTCCATTACTTCGTGCCCGGCGTCGTCTTCCACGAAAGCGTACTTTACTGTGCCGTAGCCTACGCTGGCATAGCCGACGTGCCCGGTGGCCACCATGTTGTGCGCCTTCGCAGCGTCTTCGTCGTCAGGCACCATGTCGGCGTGAAACCACAGGCCGAATTCGTCTTCCTTGGCTTCGGTCACTGTGCCCACAACGTCCAGCAGGTCGCCGCCGTAGCAGAAGTGCGACACCATCAGCTTCACACGGCCCTGCGGCACGCGCTCCTGTATCGACTTCACGAAGGCGCCGCGCATCATCCGTTCAAATCCCAGGTCAGTGTTTCCCCACACGGCGGCGTAGCCTTCAATGAACATCGGCGTGCCGTCTTCGGCGCCACCTTCCACGGCCTTGGCCAGCAGCTGCGGCTTCTGGCATGTCGACACGCGCCGCGCGTTCGGGTCTGGCGCCTTGCCCTTGGCCGGCCCCTTCTCCCACTGAGCCTGGCACACGGCCATGCGCTTGTCGTCGTCTTCGTACTCCTGCTGCATTGCACTGTCGCCCATGCAGCGGCCTATGAAGTCGTCCTGTGCTTCGTCACGTCTTGGCTTCGGCAGTGGCATGGCTTCACTCCTACGTTTCAAAGGCCGGCACGATAATGCAGCGGCAGTTGCTTGACACAATCCCGTTCGCGGCGTACAATGTCGTGGCCGTTTGGAGGTCATACACATGCGCAGAAACGTGCTTCGTCTCAGTCTTCACGACATTCACCGGCGCTACAAGGCCGGCGAAAGCGTCAAGGCACTGGCCGACAAGGCCGGCTGTACGCGCTTTCGTGTCAATCGCATCCTGGACGACGCCGGAATCGTCCGGCGCGGCAGCGCCGCCGCTAACAGGCTCATGGTCTCCAAGCGCAGCAGCGCCGAAAATACCAGGAATACCAAGGCCGCCCACAATGCGGTTCGTGGCCGTCGCCAGAGCGAACAGCACCGCTGCAAGATTGCTGCAACCAGAGAACAGCGCCAGCTTGGCGTCAGCGGTTCCGAACGCGAACTGGTGAGCTTGCTCAGCGCTCAGGGCCTGTCGGTTACCTGCCAGAAGGCAGTCGGGCGCTACAATGTGGACGTGGCCATTGACGCCGCCCGCATCGCCGTGGAGGTCTTCGGCGGCCACTGGCACACTTGCCGTCGTCATTCCGAACGATTCCGAAAGCGCTGCGACTACTTGCTCGACCGTGGGTGGCTGCCAGTCATTCTCTGGGTCACCGGCGACTACCCGCTGGGCAGCGGAGCAGTCAATTACCTTGTCGCCCTCACGCAAGCTGGCAGCGGCGACGAAGCCGGCAGGCGTCAGGAGCATGTGTTGCGGGGAGACGGTAAGCCTACGGGCGTCGGTAAGTGTAAGCTCGACTACCGGGCCGCTGTAGGCGGCGACAAGACCGGCGAGCACACCAGGGGCGCAGACGGGCGTTTCGCCAATAAGGCAATTCGGATGTAGCGGGGGGTGCCCTTCAGGGAACGCCGTCTTGTATTCGCCGCCGTCCACGCCCTTCACCACGTCGCCGGCTTCCACGAAGTTCTCACTTGTACGCACCTTGATTCCGTCCATTGCCTGGCAGAACTCGCAGGTGGCGTCGTCGAATGTGGTTACCCATTCTTCCACGGCCACGCCTTCGGCCTGGTACAGTTCGTGGGCGCCTTCGTTGTACGCCCACTGCGTTTCAGTCCTGGCCCACAGTGCAGCCCTGGTGTCGCTTTCCACCAGGCCGGCCGCCAGCACGGCCTTGGCAATCTCGGCGCGTGTCGCGTTCGCTGTAGCGGCCCGAACAAACAGCTTGTCTATCACACCGGCCTGCGCTTTGGCAGCATGGCTTGACACGGCCACTATGTGTTCTTCCACGCCGCTGAAGTCGGCCGTTTGCGTGAACTGCTCCCACGTCGGCACAAGCTGCGGCACTTCTTCCTTCGCCGCCATGCCCAGCCGCTGGCTCCGGCCGGCCGCCTGGCCGAACTCTTGGCTTGCCCACTTGTAGCCCCCTTCCACCATACTGAAGGTCAGTGGCCCGGTCACCACCACCAGGCGTTCTTCCAGCTGCTGCACTTCCAGGCTGGTGGCTTCGGCCGCGCCGCCGCCTTCGTACCTGGCCACCACTTCGGCCGTCCAGGCGCGGTAGACCTGGCGCACGACGGTGTACACCTTCCGCAGCCAGGTGTCGGCTGCTTCGGCACGGCGCAGGGCCGGCGGCGCAACTGTCGCCAGTCGTTCTGCACGCACCTTGCCTGCCGTCGCCGTCGTCACTGCTATTCTCCTGCCGCCT